GCTCCACATCCATGGTCCCACGTTGAGTTTGTAAAACCAATGTGGTATAAGATTAAATCATCTGAATTTCGAGCTTTATTTGCCCAGGTACAGAAAGTACCAAAACTGGAGAACGAACTTCGTAGAACAGTACGCGAGATATTTCGAGGAAAGACCATAGATAACTATGCTAATTATCGCTTCCCGTCAACATCAGCTAACTATTGTAATAGTCGGCGTGATGGAGGAGCTGTGATTAGTTATATGGACCTTTTGTGCTCTGAAAAGAGCCCAATTGATCTAGTTGGTCTTTCCAATACTATCAAGAGTACGTTCGTGTTTCCCATTCATAAACATGGGGGGGAGGAGGGTCTCTTTGAAGAGGAACAATTCCTTAGAGAAGTCGATGAGGGCCTTGTGAAGGAGGAGGAGGGAGAAATCATAGTCTTAGATGCTCGCAAACTTCGAGAGAGGTTTGAAGCAGATTATCAGAGACTAAAGATTGCCGCTCTTTCAGAAACACCTTTGGTGGTCCCGATAGGATTGGCCGAGCCTTTTAAGGTTCGGGTGATCTCTAAAGGACCGCCATTAAGTTACACAACATTGAAACCAGTACAGCAATTTCTTTGGAAAACTCTCAAAGATATTCCCGCGTTTCATCTGATCGGAAGACCAGTGACGCAAGAAGATATCTTGAGGGCAGCCAAGTTTTTGACTGTGGTGTCCGGGGACTACAAGAGTAGCACGGATAATATGTTCAGTTGGGTAACGGAGGCGTTATGGAATGAGATCTGTTCTGTTTGCAATTTCGACAGAGACATCAAGAAAATTGGTTTCAATTCTCTTACTAAACATCAGTTTATGGAGAATACGGAAGTAGAAGGACCTTTACCCAAAATTACAGGTAAAAGGAATCCTTTCCATCCGGATTATGAAACCAATGCTCCAGAAGATGACTGGGAAATTGTAGGTGGGGTCAAACGGAGGGCAGGTGGCTCGTATATGACAATGCGCCCAAAAAGGGCGTATCAGTTCAAAAATCAAGATACATATCTTGAAGGAGCAACCCGCCCCGAATGTTTGATGATCCGACATTATGTCGAACAGATCGAAGGGCAACTTATGGGATCTATAATATCATTTCCTTTATTATGCTTAGCCAATGCAACGGCATGCCGTGCGGCATTGGAAAAGTCTGATAATAGGATATGGCATATAAAAGATCCTAAGATCCCTCTTCTCATCAACGGGGACGATTGTCTTCTCTCATCTGATGATCCATGGTTAGCTATTCATCATGAACAGTGGGCCAACGATATCGGATGGGAATTGTCAGTGGGGAAGAGTTACGTTTCCAAGACTTTAGCTGTAATAAATTCAGAGATGTACCATAG